CTCGATTATCGTCAATGATCTCTTAGCTGGTATCCAAGGAACGCCATTTGGCGGCGCAGAAACGTCCATATCAAATTCGACGCCCAAAGCCTCAAAGATGAATGGTGGCGTGTAGTAATCATCGGATGTGCCATGATCAATCAAATCATGACCGAAATCCATATCCAGATGATTGCTCATAACTGCTCGACCAATGATTCATCAACGATCTTGATGCTAATTGCACCGCAACCACCGCATTGGGCGAACCACTCATGAAGCGTTAATTCTGCCCCCTTAGTCAAGCCATGCAATTGCCGGGCATCGCCATGCAGCTTTGCGCAGATCGAGCAATCAAACTTTAATGTTCGCATCGCAGTTCCTTTTCAGTATCTCCATTGGTTGCAAATTGATCTGGCTAACCCACCAGCCGCCAGATGATGACTCAAACCTTGGACGTTTAGCAACGCCTACTGGTATCCATCCAGCCAAGTAATAAGTCGGTGATTCACCTACAACCAGCACCGCCATGTCAGTGTCTCGATCGTCATTAGTAATGATCAGATGACCGTTGCGATGTGGTGTGCGCTTAACCTCAATGCCGACGCCATTCCATAAGATGTCTGGCTCGGTCTTGAATGTATTGACAGTCGGCACAAAGTCCTCAATGCCGGCATATCTTGCAACCGCAATCTCTGAACCTACTGCCTCAGAATGTATGACAACGGCGTTGTGAAAATTGCCTTTGTTGCCAATAAATTTAGGATTTGTGCCAAATGTAGCTTCTCGCTTTAACCCGGCATCGTGTGCAATGTATTCATCATTTCGGTTTAACCTGATCATGATCATTTGCACTCCACGCATATCCAAATCATATCCAAACCTTGTGCGCCATCGTATCGACCAAAGTCTTTTGGTTTCCACTTCTCGCATTTGTCGCACCAATTGATTTCAATTGCGCTTTGCTCTTTGATGACTGTGCCATCAATGGCGTAAGTCGTTGTCTCGCCAGTGTTTATCTTAATGATCTGCATTTCGCCCATTGTTATACCTGCGGCTTCCATTGACCATCGGCAGCTAACACGTACCAAATCGGATTGCATTGATTTGTCTTGATCTTTTCAGCGCATGAGTAATTAGCCCAAGGATTGCCAGTCTTTGCGCTTACCCCTTCGCGCCAAATACGCGACCCATGCTGGCATCGTGGAGCTGCCGCGACCAGCTGCGTTCCTAATTGCCCGGCGATCTCGCCAATGCCATCAGCTGCGGTTGCAAAGCCATCCTCTGAAAATGACTTAATCCAAGGATTGTCCTCAATGATTGGCTCGGTGTATGACTCGACATGTCTCATTGTTTCCTGTGTAGCTTTTTCAGTGCCGCCTAAAATCAGCGCCATCACTCTCATCAAAGCCGACGTGCAAGTGTCCTCGACCATCCATCGGCGCATCTTGTCGCTGTAGGCTGCCAAATAACCGTAGGCGTAATCGACGCCAGCTGGCTCAAGCTCTAACTGGTTACGCCATCCTTTTGCTTGGACTAATACATAACCCTTGACCGAATCAAATTCGACGATCTGAGCATTGAGCCGACCTTCTGGATATGTAGCAATCCATCGATCAGTCCGGTCTTTGTTGCCTTCGTAATTATCCATAAATGCAGCCATTATCTGTGCCGCCTTGATCCAGCTATCTTGCCGCGTACATAACCCGCGCGGTTGCCATCCTTCAGTCCTACTGTGTAACCGATAATGAATCCGCTAAAGATTCCTAGTAGTAGCCACATCGCTACTTCTCCTATTGTGTACATGTTTGCTCCCGATTCAGGAAGCTACTGCACTTCGCTCCCTGATAAAAGGATGAACCAAAGCGCCGACATTGTAAAGAATAACGCTCAATCTTGGGCGTGTCTTAATCCCTTTTTGACTGCATTGCCAGTTCAAGAATCAGCTGATCCAGTCGAGCTTCGATTCGGCTTACTTGGTCTTTCATGCTTGAACCACCATTCGGGCTCAATTCCAGCATTACTGATTTGATTATGACTCTCATTGACGAATAGATGGCGGCTAGTATTGCCAAGATCAGCCCACCAACCGCCGTCCATTCGCCCACGCTCACTTTTGTCTGCCGTAAGCTACATCATTTGGGTTAGCCCATCGAGCCAACACCGGGACAATTCCCGCAACCAAACCCATTGCTAAATCCTTTGGATTTGAATTGCCAGTCATCCAGACTGCCAAAGCTCCAGCGATCGATGCTCTCGCCCACGATGCCAGCATTGCTTTTGCCTGTGTCATTCTTTGTCTCCTTTGTTCAAGCTCCCGATGAGCAATGCGACTTTCGCTTCGCTCAAAGCTATCTCAAAGTGCATTTCATCTTTGCGCCCGCGATAATCGCCGCCCCATTTAAGACCGTATTTTTTTGCAAGCGCTTGAATCATCGGTATTTTTGCCAGCGGAAATGTGCCAGCTTTGCCAAGCGGATGCTTTGTGGCGTTTAGATCGATCGCTGTGCCAGACGCGTGATTGCTTAATTTTCCAACTACGCCTCTGACGTCTCGGAATGCGTATCCCCAATCGTCTAAGCCACCTTCATCGATCGGCTCTATCAATTCGTGGAATTCAGCTGCAAAGCCGACCAGCAATGGCGCAACGGCTTTGGCACAAGATAGCTTGATCTTTGTTCCCGGAACTGGAAATGACTCAATACCGATATCAGCTCGGACTTTTGATGCTGTCCATCCGTTTTGAGAAATCATAAAGCCAATGAAGCGGCAAGCTGTTGAGCTTGATATTCTTTAATTGAATCCTCTGCCACTTTGCCAGATTCAATAGTCATAGTTTCGCCATCTTTAATGGTTGGCTCATAATTTTCATTATCTGGACCAAATGCAACAATTTCTCCAGCAGTATTTTTTACTATTTTGTAACTCATGGTGTGTACTCCGTAACTGTAATTGAAGATGCGCCTACTCCGCCAAAAATTTGATTACCGCTTCTGCCATTAAAAGTAAATGTTCCAGGCTGATCCATACCAATTCGCACCTTGAAAGCAATGGCTGATGTAGTTCCCGAAGTCATAGTGTGTCTTAATGTGCCAGCATAATTATTTGTCGGACCTCCAACCATGTATTGCGTACTCGCAGCCAAAGCATTTGCTACGCTATCTTGGAAAAGTGCAATGCTCATATGTCCATTCGCTCCACAGCCACCAAATGCCGCTACGTCAATTTGTAATTTATTAGTTGCAGAAGTTGGAGTATATGAAAGAGTCATATACTGATCGCCTTCTCCGCTTTGAGGAATTGTATTATCAGCAGGCATTTGTGTCGTTCCTGTTGCGACTGAGCCGGTTTGTGTGTTGGCTACGGCAACCAATTTGCTGGAACTTGGTGTCGCCCATTTTAATCCAGTCGCTTGCGCTGAGTCAGCCGTCAGTACTTGTCCATTTGTACCTACTGCCAATCGGGCTGGAGTGTCTGCCGCCGTTGCACCGATAAGATCGCCCTTAGCATCCACAATAGCATTCTGGATTGCATTGGTATCGTCAGTCGTAACCCAAGTAAAGTCCATGTCTGCATTTGTTGTTTTAGACAACACTTGCCCGGTAGTGCCACCTAATAAATCTGCCATTGATGTTGCAACGGCTTGACCAAAGACCTCAAAGTCGGCTGGTAAGTCCGTAACCAAATCCGTCGCCGTTGGCATTTGCCACGAAAATGGGGTTGTTGGATTGCTCATATTTTCTCCTTATGCCACGACTAGGGCGTGTTCCCAGTCAAGTATCCCAGATATTGTGTTCCATGCCTCAGCGACACTTACATCTTGCCACTGCATTGCCTGCAATGAAAACGCCAAAGGCGATAGATTTAAGCTAACGCTGATTTCATTGTAAGCGGCTTGAAATGTAAATCCCTCGACAAAGCCAAGGTATGTGCCCGATGACATATTTAGCGGCAGATTTGCGATATTAACGGGCATCCCCATAAAGACCTTTATCAGCGCATCTCGATCAGTGTCGTCGATCTCTGGATTTGTGAGCTGGTAAGTAATTGAATTGAGATTGAATTCTGGAAACGCTCTTAATGACAAATAAAAGTCTGCCTGATCTTGGGCATCAACTGTGTGTTTTACCGTAGTGGTAAAGATTTGAGCCAATTCCCCGTATAGGGCAACCGATTCTGGATTGGCAGCGCTGACCTCGGATGTTGAATTTGTGCCGTATTTAAGGGTGATCGTGTTGCGTACATCGCCAGCCCGCGATTGAATCGTCAGCCCTGCGCCTTGAGCTTGATTGGCACTTAGATCGACGTATCCATTGGTCGCCAGATAAATTGATCGATGGTCGCTTGAGGCATATGAGATTAAGCCTTGGGCGTCCTCATAAATGTAGCCCAAGCCGCTGGTTGCCAAAGCTGCTACCAAAGAATAAACGTCAGTGCGGCTTGATGACCTTTGAGCCAGTTCGTAGTTGCCCGGTGTATCAATTTCGCCAAGCCCGGTATTTTCGGCATCTTGCCATTGAGTCGTCGGATCATAAGTATTCCATTGAAGCGCACTTGGTACTTCGCCCCAGTTATTGACCAATAAGTCAGTGAGAATCGTTAAGATTTGATTTCCGTCAAAATCCTGCGTCAAGACGCCATTTGTCAGCGCCTTCGGCAATCGCGCCAAAGCGCCCAATGCAATGATCTTGATGCGTTGCGCAAATGCCACATTGCCAAGCTCTGCAACCGCGATCGATACTTCGGTTACTGACCCGCCAAAGATGGGCACATATGTCGCGGTGGAATCTTGCAACTCTACCGTTAGCGAACTATTGATGCCAATGGCGACGTTTGATTGATCTAGATTTATAAGCTCAATGTTGATGTATCCCGCTTGGGCTTGTTCATAGATATTGTTACGCCCTGATGTAATTGTCAGATTTGCCAAAACGGATGATTGATATTCGACGCCATCGATTATGACTTTATATATCGGATTAAAGATAGTCATCGTTTATGCCGTTACGAAAGCGTTAGCGCCGCCAGTGCCCCTAAAAAATGATCTATTTACAACGTCCACAATAGTTCGCGCGGCTTGTTCTGGATCGCCAATGACGCCTTGATTGATAGTTATATTCATCGCAACGCCGGGCGTACTTTCACCAAATGATGCAGTATTTTCTCCGCCAAATCCACCCAGTACCGATGCCGCAGCTTTTGAAGCTGATGATGCAGCTGTTGAAATGCCAGCCGAAGATGAGCTTGGAACGGTAATCTTTGCAACTGTTGGAGCTTTGATTGTAGGTGTTGAACCACCTAAAACGCCTGAAATGCTGCTGTAAGTGCCGGGTGTTGATGAGATGCCCTTGACGGACGGAATGTCAGCGCCGGGTTTAATTAGGTTGATTCCGCTGATAATTGCGTTTATCGCATCAATTGCGAAATTGAGAATTGGTTTGATGACTGCAAGTACCTTGGCAAATAGATCAATGACCACGCCAGCGATGTCTCCAATTACACTCAAAGCCGCGCCAATGACTTTGCCGATAATTGGAGCAATAACCTTGACCACTTCAAAAAATGACTGAAATGCGTCTTTGTTTTCGACAATTGCATCTTTTACCTTCGTGAATAGCTTGACCATACCTTCAAAGATCGGGGTTGCATAAGATTGCACCACTGCGACGGTTTCCTGAATGCGCATTCCTAGACCGCCAGCTTTATTTGAACTGATGGCATCTGAGAATTGCTGAACGATCGGCAATACATATTTAGTCAGTAGATCGATAAACTTTTGTAATATAGGCAATAGCGCAAAACCAATCGTTTCCACGCTTTCATCAAATCCCACTTTTAATCGGGCGATTCTGCCTTGAAATGTCTCTGCATTGGCTGAAGCTGCGCCGCCAAATAAATCTGACAATTTGCCTTGAACCTCGGTGAAGCTCATTGCTTTTAATTCGGCTGCCGATAATCCGATGCCTAATTTGCCAAGCGCGGTTGCATTGCCGTCGTAGGCTTTGCCCAAAGCATTTGCAACGGTATCCAAGCTTTTTCCAGTAGCTTGAGAGATGTCTAGCGATAGATTGAGCAAATCCTGCGCCTTGGTAACGTCATTGGTTGATAGAGACAACCGCTGCAGAGCTGGCCTTAATTTTGAATCGGCCACGCCAGTCGCCAAAGACGTTGCCAGTATTTGCTTTTCTACCGATGCAATCATTTCGTCGGTTGCACCAGTGGCATTCTTCAGAGCCGTTGCGAGACGTATCTGAGCCGCTTCATCCTCGATGGCTGCCTTTACGCCATCCACGCCAATCTTGATCGCGTATGCGGCAGCTGCGACGGCTGCGACTGCAAATGCAGCGGCGGCCTTTTTGCCAAAATCTCCCACTTTGGATGCAAAAGTTTCGACCTCAGCTTGGCCGCCTTTAATTCCTTTTTTAAGATCATCAAAGTCAGCATCAAAGGTGATCTTGACTTTTGGAATACCGGCCATCAGTTTAACTTCAAATCTTTAATTAGATTTTGGACAAGTTCAATATATTCTTTGGCAACGATTGGGGTGTAATAATCAACTGCATCATTGATCCAGTAGCCAGAACTTTTGCGCGGTGCTTTGAATCGATTGCTGTACTTTCGCCCAGCTCGATCGACGCCAGATGATGATCCATATTCTGAACCCCAGAGTAAAGCTCCAGCTGGTGCAGCGCTACGGCCGACCTTGTTACCTTTGCCGCTCTTGCTCGCAGTGCCGCCGTATGGGCGACCGACTTTCTTATCGCCGCCAAGATCGACGCGAATCAATCGATCGCGTGGAGTCAGCATTGATTCAAGTACTAATTTGGTTTGCGGCGTTGGTGAACTTTGACCAAACTGAGTCAATTGTCCAGCAAGTCTTTTGGATAATGGTTGCGCCGCATCTCTGACGCGACCTTGGGTCTCTTTGTCTAAAAGATTAAGTGTTGAGATCAAATTCTTAAGCGCATACGGTTCAACCTCGATGCGGAATGAGCCTTGGCCTTTTGTCGCCTTAAACGCCATTTCGCTTCTCCAGTATCTCGATCGCTGTAACTATATCCTCAGCCAGCTCAAATTCTGATCGGCTAAGCCCGGTCGTAATTGCCAAATCCCAAAGGATTCGATTTATGCTTCCGGGAGCGTAACTTTTGGGGCTACTTCATCTCCGACTGTTATTTCGGCAACGGTTTCGCTCCAAATTTCGAAAGACTTGACTGGTTTACCAGCGGCTTCCCGTTTCATGGCGTGGTACGCCAAAAACATCAAATCGCCAATGCCGATCTTGTCTTGCGCTTGTGAAATGATGAATCCAGTTTTGGTTTCCCAT